AAGCTGCTTTAAGAAATTTATTTAGCAGAACAGCAGATCATTTCTTAGATATGGCTGCACAAATGTTAGCTGCACAAATAAGGTCAGGTATTTTTGGTATATTTAAAAGTTTCATGGGTCTTGGTCCATTAGGAAATCCTTTATCAAGAGCTACTAATACGAGTGTTGCTGCTACAGGTATTCCTAGCGGTGACGCTTTACTTCCAGGATCTTTTGGAATATCTAGCATAAATAGATCAACATCTAATGTTCGAGGATCAGGAATGTTTGGTAGAAGAGCTAGTGGTGGTTCTGTGATGGGAGGTGGCAGTTATCTCGTAGGAGAACGTGGTCCTGAAATGTTTACTCCAGGTGTATCAGGAATGATTACACCAAATCATGCACTTGGTGGTTCAACAAATATCGTAGTAAATGTAGATGCTTCTGGTTCTTCTGTTGAAGGAGATGAAGAACAAGGTAGAGAACTTGGTCGTATGATTTCAGTTGCGATACAATCAGAATTAATAAAACAGAAAAGGCCAGGAGGATTATTAACATAATGGCTACATTCCCTTCAATAAAACCTACATACGGACAACAAAAAAGATCCGCACCATTAACTAAGACAGTTCGTTTTGCTGATGGTTATGAACATCGAATATTATTTGGACTTCCTGCTCATCAAAATGGAAAAATTTATAATTTTACTTTCAATGTATCAGAAACAGATGCAGATACTATAGAAACATTTTTAGATGCAAGGGCAGAAGATTCTGCTAGTTTTGATTTTACTCCTCCTGGAGAAAGTGCAGCAAGTAAATACGTTTGTCCTTCATGGTCAAAATCCATACCATATAACAATAGAGCTACAATACAGGCAACATTCAGAGAGGTATTTGAACCATGAGTACTGCTCCGATCATTACTGATCTGCAAAAGATCAATCCATCATCAGTTATTGAATTATTTACTTTAGAAATTACTGCTGCTTTACATGGATCAAATGCAACTTATAGATTTCATGCAGGTACAAATTATAATTCTAATGCAGATATTATTTGGGCTGGTAATACATATACAAAAATACCAATACAAGCAGAAGGTTTTGCTTATACAAGAGGGCAATTACCAAGACCAACTTTAGTTGTAAGTAATGCTCTTAATACAATTACAGCACTTTTGTTGACTGTTAATGAAACCACAGCAGGTAATGATTTAACAGGAGCTACGGTCACTAGAATCAGAACTTTAGCAAGATATTTAGATGCAGCAAATTTTCCAGGAAGTTCAAACCCATTTGGAACTCCTGACCCTACAGCAGAGTTTCCACAGGAAATATACAAAATTGATAGAAAATCATCAGAAAACAGAGAGGCAGTTACATTTGAATTAGCAGCAGTATTTGATCTTGCTGGTGTTCGTGCTCCGAAACGTCAATGCACAAGATCTATATTTCCTTCTATTGGTACGTTTAACTAATGAGTTGGAAATATAAAGCGTTACTTCATGCTAAAAAAGAAGATCCTAAAGAATCTGTTGGAGTTTTATTAAATATTAAAGGTAAACAGCAATATTATCCTTGCGGTAATCTGTCTACTTATAGTCATCAATGTTTTATTCTTGATCCAGAGGATTATGTAAAAGCAGATAACTTAGGAGAAATAACAGCTATTATTCATAGCCACCCTGTAACACCACCTACTCCAACTCAAGCTGACAAAGTTAGCTGTGAAGATAGTGGTTTGCCTTGGTATATTGTTAATCCCAAAACAGAACAATGGGGTTATTACGAACCAACTGGTTATAAAGCTCCGTTATTAGGTCGTGAATGGGTTTGGGGTGTAACTGATTGTTGGTCTTTAGTTAGAGATTGGTATAAAGAAAATTTAGATATAGATTTAAGAGATTGGGAAAGACCTTTAACACCAGAAGAATTTTTAAAAAATCCTATGTTCGAACAGTGTGCATGGAGAACAGGCTTTAGAGAATTAAGACCAGAAGAAAAATTACAAAAAGGAGATTTATTATTTATGTCAATAATGAGTCCAGGTTTAAATCATGTAGCTTTATTTTTAGGAGATGAAATTTTACATCATTTAGCAGATAGACTATCTTGTAGAGAACCATTATCAGAATGGTTACTAAAATGTATAGGAGGGAGGTATCGTTATGCTGCGTAAAGTAAAACTGTATGGCGAACTTGCTAAAATTGTTGGTCATAAACAATTAGAAGCAAAAGTAGATAATATTAATCAATCTATTAGATTTTTAACATCTAATTTTCCAAAAGCTGAAAAATATATAGCAAATAATAATTTTAAAGTTTTAGTTGGAAATTATCAAATAAGTGAAAAAGAATTAGAAAATCCTATAGGAAAACAAGATTTACATTTTGTACCTGTAATAACAGGTGCTGGAGGAAACACAGGAAGAATTTTAACTGGTGCAGCTTTAATTGGACTTACATTTGCAACTGGTGGTGCAAGTCTTGGAGCACAGGGTTTAACATTTTCAACGGGTACTATTGCAGGTGTAGGTTCTTATGGTGCACTTGCTGCACAAGCTGCTGTTTATGTAGGTGCTGCTTTAACTCTTAATGGAGTCGCTGGAATCTTAACACCTACACCTGAATCTCCTGATTTTTCTTCAGAACAAGACCCTAGATTATCTTTTAATTTTTCTGGTACGCAGAATACATCAAGAGCAGGTACTCCCGTTCCAATAGTTTATGGTGAAATTTTTACAGGAAGTGTTGTAATAAGTGCAGGTGTTGATACTGAACAGGTGAGAGCATGACTAAACCTAAAATTATTAGAGGTGCTGGTGCTCCACCTCCTCCTTCAGCACCACCTCAACCTACGAGAACTCCTGATACCTTACATAGTAGACAATTTGCTACATTAATGGATTTAATATCAGAAGGAGAGATAGAAGGTTTTGCAACTGCTTCTAAAGCTGGTCTAACAAAAGGTACAACTGCATATAATAACGCTGCATTAAAAGATGTATTTTTAAATGATACTGCTGTCTTGCAAGCTAATGCTGACAATTCAAATCCAGCTACAACTGATTTTAATTTTCAAGATGTAACTTTTGATCCTAGATTTGGAACTTCAGATCAAACTCATATAAATGGTATTGAAAGTAGTGAGTCATTGCAAGCTGTTGGTGTTAATGTAACAAAGGCTTCTCCTGTTACAAGAACAATAACAAATACAGATATTGACGCTGTAAAAGTAACAATAACTTTTCCTCAGATTCAAGTTGCGACAAGTTCTGGTGATTTACTAGGAAGTTCGGTAAATTTACAAATACAAGTGCAGTACAATAGCGGTGGTTTTACTACTTTAATTGATGATACTGTTACAGGAAGAACTGCTGATGCCTACCAAAAAGAATATAGAGTAACTTTAACAGGTGCTTTTCCTGTTGATATAAAAGTTGTAAGAGTAACTGACGATGCAGCAGATGCAAGCACAGTAAATGCTTTTCAATTTACAAGTTTTTCAGAAATTGTTGATGAGAAACAAACTTATCTAAATAGTGCTTATGCCTCTTTACGAATAGACTCACAACAGTTCAGTTCTATACCAAAACGTAAATATCGAATAAGAGGAATAAAAGTAAGGATTCCAGGGGCAGGAGCTTCCAGCTCTGGAACGCCAACAGTAGATAATACAACTGGTCGTATTGTTTATCCCGATGGCTATATCTTTAATGGAGTTATGGGGGCATCAACTTATTGTAACTGTCCTTCGATGATATTATTAGACCTGTTAACTAATACTAGATATGGATTTGGAGATCATATTACAGATAGTAATTTAGATTTATTTTCTTTTGTTACCGCTAGTAAATACGCAAACACATTAGTATCAGATGGTTTTGGAGGACAAGAAGCTAGATTTAGTTGTAATGTAAATATCCAAAATAGTAATGAAGCATTTGATCTTATAAATGAATTAGCTGGTGTAATGCGTTGTATTCCTATATGGTCGGCTGGATCTATTACCCTTTCTCAGGATAGTCCTAAAGATAGTTCTTATATATTCAGCTTGGCAAATGTAGGAGAAGGTGGTTTTAGTTATTCTGGAAGTAGTTTAAGAACGAGACATAGCGTAGTTTCTGTTAGTTACTATAATATGGATTCGCAAGACGTAGATTTTGAAGTTGTTGAAGATAGTGCGTTAATAGCAAAGATAGGAACAGTAGTAAAACAGGTAAAAGCATTTGCCTGCACTTCGAGAGGGCAAGCAAATCGTCTTGCAAAAAATATATTATTTGCAGAAAATAATGAATCAGAAATTGTTACTTTCACAACATCTCTTGATAGTGGTGCGATATGTAGACCAGGAAGTGTTATTGAAATAAACGATCCAGTAAGGGCAGGGATTCGTAGATCAGGAAGAGTAAGTGCTGCTACAACAACTCAGATAACAGTAGACGATACAGCTTCTACAGATTTACCAACTACAAATAATCCAACACTGAGCGTTATATTGCCTAATGGAACTGTAGAAACTAGAGATGTTTCATCTATTTTAGGTTCAGTTATAACAGTATCTTCTGCTTATTCTGATACTCCAAATGTAAATACAGTCTGGTTGTTATCCAATGATACTATTCAATCTCAAAAATTTAGAGTAGTGACAGTAGAAGAACAGGATGGCATAAATTATGCAGTAACAGCTTTATCTTATGTTTCTGGTAAATATGATTTTATTGAAGATGGTGCATCTCTTCCAACTAGAACTGTATCGACCTTTGTTGGCTTAAAAGAACCTCCTAGTGCATTACAGGTAGAAGAAAAAATTGTTGAAATTAATAATCAGGCAATAGCTAAACTTATTATTAGTTGGCAGCCTATAACTGGTGTTACACAATATCAAGTTAACTATAGATTTAATAACGGTAATTTTATTTCTACAACAGTTTCTTCTCCTGACTTTGAAATACTTAATACAGATATTGGAACGTATGAAGTTCAAGTATTTAGTTTTAATGCTTCTTTGCAGTTAAGTGCAACATCCACAAACGCTACTTTCAATGCCGTTGGTAAAACTGCTTTACCATCAGATGTTACTGGATTATCAGCCGAGCCAATAAATGAAAAATTAGTAAGATTACGTTGGAATTTATCTACAGATTTAGATGTAACTCATGGAGGTCTTGTTTTTGTAAGACACTCAACTAAAACAGATGGAACAGGTACATTTTCTAACTCTGTTGATTTAATACAAGCACTTGCTGGAAATACTACTACTGCTGAAGTTCCATATCTTGAAGGCGAATATATTTTAAAATTTAGAGATGATGGCGGTAGATTTTGTGCAGGAGAAACAAGTGTAGTAATTGATCTTCCTGATAATTTAGCTCCTTTACTTGTTCAAACAAGACGAGAAGATTTAGATAGTCCACAGTTTCAAGGCACAAGAACTAATGTTGCTTATGACGCTGGTACATCAAGTTTAAATTTAGTTGGTGCTGGTAATTTTGATTCAATAACAGATTTAGATCTTGTTTCTTCTCTTGATGATTTTGGAGGCATTGTTTCTTCTGGTACTTATGATTTTGGAGGCGATGCAGGTAGCACCACTTTAGATTTAGGTGGAGTCTTTAGTCTTGATTTAAAACGTCATTTTTTAACAGAAGCATTTTATCCTAATGATTTATTTGATAGCAGATCAGCTTTATTAGATACATGGACAGATTTTGATGGAACCGCAGCTACAGATGTAAACGCAGAAATGCTAGTAAGAGTTACACAAGATAATCCTAGTTCTGGATCTCCTACTTATACAGATTTTCAAACATTTGCTAACGGTACTTATAAAGGAAGAGGATTTCAATTCAGAACTAATATTACAACTAATGACCCTGCACAGGATATTAGAGTGTCTCAATTAGGTTATACAGCCTCTTTACAAAGAAGAACAGAGCAAGGTAATGTAACAGCTAGTGGAGCAGGAGCGAAAACTGTAACATTTACCAATCCATTCTTTGTTGGCACTGCTTCTTTGCTTGGAGCAAACACTAATTTACCCTCTATTGGTATCAATGCTCAAAATATGGCATCTGGTGATTATTTTGAAGTTTCTAGTATATCTGGAACAGGTTTTACTGTTCACTTTAAAAATTCCTCAAATGCTTCGATTGATAGAAATTTTACCTATCAGGCTGTCGGTTTTGGCAAAGGAGGGTAGAATGGGTAAAAAGTTTACAAGTTAGATGGCTACACACGACTATGTAATTGATAATGGCACGGGTGCTGCGGTTAGAACCGATTTAAATAACGCATTGGCTGCAATCGTTAGTAATAATTCAAGTTCTTCGGAACCGTCTACAAAATATGCGTACCAATGGTGGGCTGATACAACAACAGGTATTTTAAAAATAAGAAATAGCTCTAATAATGGTTGGGTAGAGTTATTTCAATTAGATGGTACGTTAACACTTGAAGATGGAAGTGCATCAACTCCTGGTTTAGCTTTTAGAGATGATTTAAATACAGGTATATTTTCAAGTGGAGCAGATAATTTTGACATAGCTACTGGTGGATCTGTAAGAGCAAATGTAAGTTCAACAGGGTTAAATGTTACAGGAACAGTTGTAGATGATGGTGCTACACATGATGGCGATGTAACTTTTACAGGAGCAAGTGCAAACATAGTCTTTGATAAATCAGATAATGCACTTGAGTTTGCTGATAATGCTGAAGCAAAATTTGGTACAGGTGGGGATTTTAAAATTTATCACGATGGAAGTAACTCTTACCTCGATGAGAACGGTACAGGTAATTTAAGAATAAGAAATGTTAATGGCAATGCTATCGAGCTTATTGCTGGAACAGGTGAGACAATGTTACAAGCAAATTATAATGGTGGTGTTGATTTATACCATGATAATGTAAAAAAATTTGAAACAGAATCAGGTGGCGTAAGTCTTACAGGAGGAGCAGCAGCTAATATAACAGCCCTTTCTGATGGGGCAACAATAACAATAGACATGGCAACAGCTTGTCATCATTCAGTAACTCTTGGTGGTAATAGAACCTTTGCTGCACCAAGTAATCAAGCGGTTGGGCAATCTGGTTCGATATTTATAACTCAAGATGGTACAGGTTCAAGAACTGCATCATTTAATAGTGCTTTTAAGTTTGTAGGTGGAACTGCTCCAACATTAACTACAACAGCAGCAGCAATAGATAGAATTGATTATATAGTTAAAGCAAGTAATGTGATTCAATGTGCTGTATCTTTAGACGTTAAATAAATGGCAATAATTCCTGGAAAAAAGAATTTTACTGTTGATAGAAGAGCAGATTTTCCTATCAGATTAACGTTCAAAGATTCCACTGGATCGGCAATAGATTTAACTGGATATACTGTGGCTGCACAAGTTTATGATGAATCACGAACCACAAAATATGCAGATTGGACAATAGCTTACACAAATAGATCAGGTGGAATTATTGATATGTCTCTTACAGATACACAAACAGCAACTTTTACTCCAAGTATTTTGTTTTATGACGTATTGTTAACAGAACCAGGTGGTAGCAAAAACTATTATTTAGAGGGTAAACTATTTATAAGTGAGGGTTACACAGCATGAGCACTCCCAATTCTGTAACTGTAAGTCAGGTTTCTGATGTAACTACAGTTGAAATTACAACAGCAGGACCACAAGGTCCTGCAGGACAAATAAGTGGTTTAAACTTTGACATTACTGGCAAAGTTAATGATGCGGTGCTTTATTATGATTCATCTTCTGATACATTTAAAGCAGATTCAACAACTACTAAACTTACACTCGTAGACGGAGGAAACTTCTAATGGCTAACACGATCAGAATTAAAAGATCAACAGGTTCATCAAATCCAGGGTCGTTAGAAAATGCTGAAGTTGCTTTCAGAGAAGGCGATGAAGTTCTGATTTATGGTACAGGAACAGGCGGTGCGGGAGGTTCAGCTACAAGTATTATTGCTATTGGTGGTAAAGGAGCATTCTTTGATAAAGCAACAACTAGAAACGCAAATATTGTATTAGCTGGTCCTACAACTGGAAGTGCTGCTGCACCTACATTTAGAGCATTAGTAAGTGATGATATTCCTTCAATAGCACATACAAAAATATCTGATTTCGATACAGGAGTACGCACCAACACATTGGCAGAGATGGCTGCTCCTGCTGCTGCTGTATCACTTAACTCTCAAAAAATTACATCATTAGCAACACCTACTGCCACTACTGATGCTGCAACTAAAGGTTATGTTGATTCTGTTTCTCAAGGATTAGATGTAAAAGATTCAGTTAAAGTAGCTACTACAGCAAATATTACACTCTCTGGAACGCAAACTATTGATGGTGTTGCTGTTTCTGCTGATGAAAGAGTTTTAGTTAAAGATCAAAGTACAGCAAGTCAAAACGGATTATATCTTTGTAAAGCAAGTACATGGGAAAGAACAACAGATTTAGCAGCTGGTGCTAACGCAGCTGGTATGTTTACTTTTGTAGAGCAAGGAACTGTTAATGCTGATAATGGTTTTACTTGTACTTCAAATACTGGAAGTGCTGTTGTTGGAACAAATAATTTAGTATTTGCACAATTTTCTGGTGCAGGTTCAGTTTCAGCAGGAGATGGTTTAGATAAAACTGGTAATACACTTTCTCTTGATCTTAAAGCTAATGGTGGACTTGTTATTGAATCTACTGAAGTTGCTGTTGATCTTGCTGCTAGTTCTATAACAGGAACACTTGCGATTGGCGATGGTGGAACGGGTGCTACAAGTGCAAGTGCAGCTAGAACTGCATTAGGCGTTGCGATTGGATCAGATGTACAGGCATTTGACGCACAGCTTAGTGATATAGCTGGTTTAACTCCAACAGATAGCAACTTTATTGTTGGTGATGGATCAAACTTTGTCCTTGAATCTGGTGCAACTGCTAGAGCAAGTTTAGGAGCACAAGCATCGGCAGCAGACTTAACAAACTTATCTTCTTGTCAATCTGGTGGATCTGCTGCTTTAGCTGCTCTTACTTCAACAGAAATTGGTATTCTTGATGGAGCAACAGTTACGACTGCTGAACTAAATTTAATTGACGGTGGAACGTCTGCTACTTCGACTACTTTGGCAGCAGCAGATAGATTTCTTTGTAATGATGCTGGAACAATGAAACAAGTTGCATTGTCTGACCTCGTTACATTTTTAGAAGATGAAAGTGCCTCTAGTTTCGATATAGATGGAGGAACATATTAAATTTAACCATCAGGAGGTCGAACAATGGCGAACACAATTAAATTAAAAAGAGCAAGCGGTAGTGATCCAGGTGCTAGTGATCTTTCGACAGGTGAGTTAGCAATACGAACTAGTAATTGTAAATTATTTAGTAAAAATGATAGTGGTTCTGCTGTCGGGATTGTAGCTGGATCGGCTGACACCTTGACCACTGCAAGAACTATTGCAGGAGTTAGTTTTGATGGGTCAGCAAACATATCTCTTAACAACAATGCAATAACAAATGGTGCTGGATATATAACTTCTGCTGATGGAGGTAATGCAGCGACTTTAGACAGCTTAGACTCAACAAGTTTTTTAAGATCAGATGCAGCAGATAGTGGAACTGGATTACTTACTTTAAGTGGAGGCTTGGCTTTATCAGGTCAAGTAGGAGCAGCAATAACAGCAGCTAGTGATGGATCAACAATAACTTTAGATTTAGGAGCTAATACGCACCAATCGGTTACATTAGGCGGTAACAGGACATTTGCAGCACCATCAAATCAAACTGTAGGTCAATCTGGCTCTATATTCATTACGCAAGATGGTACTGGATCTCGTACAGCTTCTTTCAACTCAGCATTTAAGTTTGTAGGTGGTACAGCACCTACTTTATCGACAGCAGCTAACGCAGTTGATAGAATAGATTATGTTATCAAATCTAGCAACGTGATACATTGTGCAATCTCTTTGGATGTAAAATAGATGGCTTTATTTGACACAATTCGAGCAGGAGCATCTGGAGCAGCAGATGGTTATACTATAGATCGCAGTCTGAGGTTTAGCGGTGCTGGTGAAACAAGATTAAACTTTACTCCTAGTAGTGACGGCAATAGAAAGAAATGGACTTGGGCTGCTTGGATTAAAAGAGGAAATATAGACAGAAGATATTTTTGGTCTGCTTACACATCAGGACCAAATGTTACTAGCTTACAGTTTAGGGATGATGGTACATTAAATTTTGAGGATTGGCTCTCTGGTTATAGATTTCAACTACTAACAAAACAAGTATTTAGAGATCCAGGTGCTTGGTTTCACTTGGTTGTATATGTAGATACAGCACAAAGCACAGCATCAAATCGTGTAAAGATGTATATAAACGGGGTGGAGCCAGAATTTGATTCTACTACTTACCCTACACAAAATTTAGATACTAAGTTTAATACTGGCGGATTATTACACGCTATAGGAACAGAAGGAACCAATCAAAGATTATGGTTTGATGGTTATATGGCTGATGTTTATTTTTTAGATGGCTATGCCTATGACCCCTCTTATTTTGGTGAGACAGATGCAACTACAGGTCAATGGATACCTAAAGAATATGAGGGAAGTTTTGGTACTAATGGATATTATCTAGATTTTTCAGATAATAGTTCTAGCTCTGCACTTGGTACAGATTCAAGTGGCAATGGTAATAATAATACGCCAGTTAATTTTGGAACTGGTGATGCTGTCAAAGATACTCCTACAAATAATTTTTGTACTTTAAATTCAATTAATGATGCTGGTGCTGTTTATGGAAATGGTACTCTGAGCGAAGCTGGTTTAAGATATACAGGTGGCAGTAGTAATCGCAGTATAGGATCTACTTTTGGTATTAGGCATACCGATACTCAGGGATATTATTTTGAGGCCAGAATAATATCAGGTAACCAAGCCAACAGATTATTTGTTGGTATTGGATATACTTCTACTAACTGGACAAGCACTGATGCCCGTGGTGCTAATGATGATTCATGGGTTCTTCGTAATGGTGATGGTGTATTTATTCACAATTCCAGTGTTGATGGAGAAACCACTGGTGCCGGTGCATTAAGTGTTGGTGATGTTATACAAATTGCAGTAAAAGGCAGCAAAATTTGGGTAGGAAAGAATGGTAGTTATTTTTTCTCTGGCAATCCGTCAGGTGATTCTACTCCAAAATTTAGTGATATAGCTTCTACATGGACACCTGTTGCAGATGTTATGACTAGCAACGTAGTTCAATTTAACTTTGGACAGGATTCAAGTTTTTCTGGCACTATTACGGCTCAAGGTAATACAGATGCTAATGGTAATGGAGACTTTTCTTATGCTCCTCCAACTGGATTTTTAGCATTATGTTCAAAAAATTTACCCGACCCAACAATATTGATACCTAATAAACATTTTGATACTGTAACTTATACTGGTTCTGGTTCTGGTAATCAAAGCATTACTTCGCTAAATTTTCAACCTGATTGGGTTTGGATAAAGTCTAGAGATGTTGCAGGTTATCATGTTAATGCAGATTCAGTTAGAGGTGTTGGAAAATTAATATCAACAAATGGTGATGAAGCAGAGTCAGATGATTCGACCACACAAACAGCTTTTTCAGCATTTTTAAGTAATGGCTTTACAGTAGGCTATAACGTAGCATGGTACACTAATGGTTCCCCAAGTGGAACAGTAGCACAGGTCGCATGGAGCTGGAACGCTGGCGATACAGATGGCAAAACTTATGCAGTAACAGTTGTTTCTGATTCTGGCAATAAATATAGATTTGACGGATTTGGAACGTCTGCTGTAACTCTTGATCTTGCAGAAGGTGGTACTTATATTTTTGACCAATCTGATAGTTCTAACGCTGGTCACCCACTAAGATTTTCTACAACAGCAGATGGTACGCATGGCGGTGGGTCTGAATATACAACAGGAGTAACTACATCAGGCACTCCAGGATCAAGCGGTGCTTATACACAAATCGTTGTAGCTGCCTCTGCTCCAAACCTCGCATATTATTGTACAAACCACTCTGGAATGGGTGGATCTGTAAATACAAACACAACTCTTGGGTCTAGTAATTTTGAAGGTAATACACAGGCTACTGTAAAAGCTAACCCAACAGCAGGGTTTTCAATTATATCTTGGACAGCAAGAGGAAATTCAAGTGGTACATATGATACTTTTGGTCACGGTTTAGGTGTAAGACCAGATTGGTTAATTTTAAAATCAAGAAATCAGGCTGGCAACTGGAATGTATATAATTCTAATTTTGATTCTGCAAATAACAAAATTCTACAATTAAGTAATACTATTTCTGAAACTACAAGTTCAAATTATTGGGGTGCTAATAATACAACGCCATCATCAACATTAGTTAATGTTAATCAAGGAAATTATGCTAATAGTGCATCACATACTTTTATTATGTATGCTTTTAGCGAAGTAGCAGGTTACAGCAAGTTTGGTACACATTCAGGCAATGGAAATGCTGATGGCGTGTTTGTTTTTACAGGTTTTACACCAGCTTTTGTTATGATAAAAAGAATTAATGCAACTGATCATTGGAATATAACAGATAATAAACGAGGTAATCTTAACGTTATAGATGAAGCTCTTTACGCAAACCTTTCGGATGCTGAAGATAGTAATTCTTACAACAGAATAGATTATTTATCAAATGGTTTTAAATATAGAGCAAATAATTCGCAAGCAAATGAAAGTGGTGGTGAATATGTTTATTTCGCATTTGCAGAAACACCTTTCAAAAATGCAAGAGCAAGGTAGTATATAGATATGGCTTTTAAATTAGACGGAAATCCATTAGCAGTTGATGTGGCATTTAGTCACAACGATATAAATTATCCTGCTAACTGGTTAAGATTATCAACAGCAGAAGAAAAAACTGCGATAGGAATTACTGAAGTTGCAGACGCACCAAGTTATGACTCAAGATTTTATTGGGGTGATGGAACTGCAAAAACTCTTACAGATACCAATGAAGTTGATGAAAAAGGCGACCCATTATTAGATAAAGATGGAAATCAGGTTGTAACTTTAGGTGTTAAGTCAGTATTAAAAGCAAAAGAAAAGGAAACTGCTGGTAGCTTGTTGGCAAAATATGATTGGTATGTTGTAAGAAAAGCAGAAAAATCTACTGCAATACCTACAGCAATTACAACTTATCGCGATGGGGTTCGAACAGCTTGTAATACAAGAGAAGCAGAGATTGATGCTTGTGCAGATACCGCAGCTTTAGTTACTCTTTACGGATCAACAGAAAAAGATGGAGTTTATACACCTAACATGACGCAATATCCAGATGACCCTAATAGTAAATGAAGAATATTATTGAAAAACAAATATTAGAGTGGAAAGAAGAACTTGATAAGCAAATAAAAATCAGAGATAATGCTCAAAAAGTTGTGGTAGAAACTAATAGAACTATTTTGATGATTGAGGGTGGATTACAGGCGAAGGAGATATTGATGAAGAAGATCGAGCAAGAATCCCTGCCAACAGGTACAGTGGAGCTAGGCCAACAATCAAAGCCAAAACCATCAAAGTAATTGGCACACTAGCTTTTAGGAGGGCTTCTTTAATCATGTTTCAAAAAATTGCTAACGTATTGAGTATTATTTCTTTTCTTATGGTAGCTTCAATGAGCGGTGGAGCGTACCTTGGTTACAAGTATGTAACTTCAGAACAGTTTAAATCTAAAGTTATGAATGAGATTCTTGGTAATGTACAAGGTATGATGCCAAAAATATTAGATAATGGTTTGCCTAAAATGACAGGCCCATCAATGCCGATAATAAAATGAATAAATGGAGATACCTGATATAAGTATTCCCGATATTTATATCCCAACCGTACCAGAGCCTTATAATCCGCATTATTTACAGATAGCAAAACCACCAAACATTGATGTCCCTGGTTGTACTTATCAGCATCGTGATATAAAAAATACTGGTAATCATAATTTATTATTGGAAGATCCAAATGGTGTATTTACAACGTGTGATTTTCCGTTTCCTAGTTTTGTTCCTCTTGACTATACACCTGAGAATCTTGTTATTACGGAAGAAGCACCTATCAATAATGAGCCACCGCCCTTACCAGAAACAAAACAGCCAGATATTCCTCCACTACCTGACCCTCCCCCACCAGATTTTTCTCCCTGCCCTGGTAAAAACGACCAGAGAGTAGGCGATTTTCGTAACGATAAAAAATTAGAACGTGTTATTGGGCATGAAAGAGGGCAAGATGGGAGTGAATGTATAACTCTTTATGAAGCAGTTGAGTGGAAAGAACAATACATTCCGTCTGCTCCACAGTTTGTTGGGGTTTTTAGCCTTGCTTTGGTTGGTGCTTCTGCACCATTGGTACTTCAGCTTGTCCGTCCAATAGTTAAACAAATAGTTACTAAATTAACTAAGAAAAAGGTAAAATAAAAATACCCTATTCGCCACGGCAATGGATAGGGCGTCTAGGTGGGCAAGTTTAACCGTGCTTGCCTACTGCCTTTTTTATGCTAATATAATATATAAGCAACCAGACCCAGCATCATGCTTTGTGAATGGTAAGTTAGGTACTTGAATGTACTAAAAATGTCTATGTCCTTAAATGACATTTTACGACTGTACAAACTTTAATAGGTTTGTCTAACGGGACGATGCTAACTGATACATCTCCTGCCACTGCTCTGTTGGAGCGTCAGTTGCTTATTTAAGCATTGCATACCTGACAGCCTCTACTCTAACGAGTAGGTAGTGAGCCCAGGGCCAATGCTTATTTTATTTTATGAGTATGTGGAATAGTTTGATTTGGTGGAATATTGACAACAATATCTTCACAAGTAACAGCACTAGGAGTGTTAGGTTTGAAAGTTACACCTAGTTTTGCCTGTTTTGCACATTGTTCCAAACGATATAAACTAATTTCCATTTTAGTTTTCTTTATTAATAATTTTTGAGCTTCGATATTTACTGCTGTTGCTTCATGGCAAAGAATAGGAGACTTGCCTAATGGAATATTAAACTGCATACTGATTCCATAATTTAAGTTAAAATTTTCCTTCTCAAACCTAGGAGTTTCTTGCACATATTTTATCGCCCCAGTTGTTTCATCATAAATATTTTGCCTAGTAACTGTTTCTCTTGGTAAAGAGAAAGTATGAGAATCGGTTACATAAGGAGTGATTGTAAGACTAGGAGAAGCACAGACAATGCCCTGACTCATACGAAAAGAAGGCATTGATGATGGGGTTATCATTGTCGCATTGTTGTTAACGACCCCCTGTGCGTTTGACGAGGGGGATGCTACAGTTGTATTAGCCAAAACCTTTGCAGGGCAAAGGATTAGAGCTATTGCCCAAATGTAGTTGTAGTTTCTGTTGTAGTTGTTGTATTTATTGTTCTTGTTATTGTGGTTACTGTGTCTAATCCTGGTGTAATTAGAGTTTCTTGTAGAGAAAATGCTGCCCCACCATTTGTTATTTTCCATCTTGGAACTGCCTCTAAGTTTGGTGAAGTCCAACTAAAACTTACTCCTCCTACTGTTTGCTCGGTTAATGTACTAGCACTAGGATTAATATAGCTGTTAACGTCAGCACTTTCAATATTATGTCCAGAAGCACTATAGGAATACCCTGTTCGATACTGATGACTGGTTATTACCTCATTTATTACACTTTCAGATGAGCTTGAAGTTTGAGAACTTCCTGACCTAAATTGAGGGACTACGGGCACTGCAAAGACCTTTATTGGAACGACCAATAGGACAAGTAGCCAATATTTAGTCAATGGTAATAGTAACTTTAGTAGATCCAATACAAGATGTGCCCGATCCACCTGCAGTACAAGTATGAACTCCCGAACTTAATGACGTAAGAGCAAGATTTCCTGCTGTACCACCAGAAGCTACAGTTGTTGTTCCACCTAATACTGGTAATGCTGCAATACCACTAGAGGGGGTGACGGTCGATGGTGTAGCGTCACCCATTATTACTGACTCAGTTTTTGAAAACGAAGATCCTGCTGTTGTGATACTTGTGTCTGTTTGGATCATAGCTGGTACTCCATTAGTCAAAGAGCCAACATTAATCCCACCAATCTTTCCTGATGTTGTCGTGTCTCCTACAGTTACAGATGGGGTAATATTATTTCCGCTTAAAGAGTAAGTTGTACCAACTTTTTGTGTAGTTACAAAGGGCATATCTACAGTAATTTGTGCAGAGGTCACAAATTCTTGTTTAATATCTGCAAATGCAGGACTAGATGCAAGTAATAATAATGGAAGTAGCTTTTTCATTTTTTAGATTTAGGGTCGATTACTTCTGCTCCCTCGATTTTAATTGGAGTCACTACCCTTATAGTTTGAATCATACCTTCTTCCATAGCAACCTTATCGTCTTTCTTACTACTTTTCTTAGATCCTTCTAAACCAAATGTAGCAAGTGCTCCCGTTAGAAGCGAAGCAGGAAAAGTGATATCCTTGGGTTCTGAACTATAACCTGGAATTGATATGTAGTTCAGTGTAACTATAAAACCACTCCAAACAACAACACCTAATCTGACAAATAAACTAATTATTGCAAGCTGTTCTTCTTTATCATCTAAACCGTCTTTTAATTTTTGGAGAACATTTTTTTTATCTTCAGCCATAAAAAGCAATAACTCTTGTTATATATTAGCAATTTAGCTATGTTTGGGAAGTAACACATAAAAACGATGGTAAAAATCTTAAAACCTATTCTTTTAGTCTTTATTAAATCTAAAGCAATGAAAAGATTAATTGTTGATTTATTAAAAGCATTAGCGAAACAAACGGACAATACGATAGACGATCAAGCAGTAAGTTTTATTGAATCTAGGTTATATCCTGGATCAACTACAAATCTTCAATAATATGAAAGACACTTTTTTTCAAATCATTTTTGAATCTCCTCCAGCTGAAGTAGAACTTTCTACAGAATTAAAGTGTAGAGAGATTATGAAGTCTAATGATGTTGAAAAAATAAAAGCATTTTGTTGTGATTTAGTCAGAAATCAATCTAAAATAGACACTGTACTTTCTTCTGCATTAGCTCAATTAGCCGAACAAGAATCAAGAAGAATGGTTGAAGAAAAAATAATAAAAGCAAAAGGTATAAATAAATTACTGTTTCTCTTTCA